AAATGGTAGTATAGGACAAGTTACTGTAACTACCTCATAGGAGCATTAAGATGCCACAAGTAGGAAATAAGCAGTTTGCATACACAGATGCAGGCAAAGCAGCCGCTAAGAAAGAAGCAAAAAAGACTGGCAATAAGATGACCAGTGCTTATAAAGAAGGCGGTAAAGTTAAGGTTCGTGGCACTGGCTGCGCAACTAAGGGTTTGTACGCACGCGGCCCAATGGCATAAGTTATGAACTATACTGAACTGAAAGCTAATATCCAAGACATCTGTGAAAACACGTTTACAGATGACCAACTCGCTATGTTCACGGAGCAGGCGGAGCAGAAGATATACAATTCAGTACAGATACCTGCCCTGCGTAAGTTAGATGAAGGCCCAGTAGTTCAGACCAACAAGCTGTATACTTTACCTAGCGACTACCTGTATACGTACAGCATAGCGGTAATAAGTAATAACACGTACACGTATCTTCTAAACAAAGACGTTAACTTCTTACGCGAAGCGTACCCAGTTAATACTGCCGTTAACTACGGATTACCTAAGTTTTACGCTTATTATAGCGATACTAAACTAGAGCTGGCTCCCACCCCCGATGCTAACTATGAAATAGAACACATTTACGGGCATTACCCTACGTCTATAGTAACTGCGGGTACTTCATGGTTAGGTAATAACTTTGACTCCGCACTGTTAAATGGAGCCTTGGTAGAAGCTATCCGGTTTATGAAGGGCGAGCAAGATATAGTCGCTAACTACACTAACATGTACATGCTAGCCATGAAGCAGTTAGAAAACCTTGGTGACGGTAAGTTGCGTCAGGATTCGTACCGATCTGGGCAGTTTAGAACTCCGGCGCAATAAGGAATTAAATTATGGCTATAGCTCAAGCAATGTGTACTTCTTTTAAAGTCGCTCTATTAAACGGAGAGATGGACTTTAGTAGTGATACTGCGCAGACCTTTAAGGTAGCCCTGTATACAGGAGACGCCTCTTTAGGCGCAGATACTACGGCGTATACAACTAGTAATGAAGTAGCAAACGGTAACGGATACACTACTGGTGGGTATACTCTGACCATTAGTACAAACCCTACAGACGGGGGTTCAGGCACTACAGCTTTTCTGGACTTCGCAGACGCTACGTGGGCAAACTCTACAATCACCGCTCGCGGTGCGCTTATATATAAAGTAGGAGGGGGCAACCCTTCCATAGCAGTACTGGACTTTGGGGCGAACAAAAGCACTAGTAACAGCCCTTTTACTATACAATTTCCTACGGGTAACGCTACAAGCGCCATAGTGCGTATAGCCTAAACAAACAGAATAGCCGTGTGAGGCCAAAGAAATGACAACGCAATACACTTCGATCTTAAAACTAGCCTTACCTGTACAGGGAGAACTAAGCGGTACGTGGGGGGATGTAGTAAACGATAATATAACCTCTATGGTAGAACAGGCTATAGCGGGGCGTGCGGTCATTGATTCGTGGACTGCAAACGCACACACGTTAACCACTGCTAATGGAGTTACGTCTGAATCTAGATGTGCAATGCTAGAGTTTACTGACTCAGGCACCCAGCTAACCGGAGCGGGTAGTGTAGTATGCCCAACTCTATCCAAGATATACATAGCTAAGAATGCTTCTGGACAAAACGTAACCCTAAAAACATCTGGCGGTACCGGCATTCTAGTCCCTAACGGACGCACTATGTTCTTGTTTTGTGATGGGACTAACGTAGTTGAGGCGGTAACAAGTACTACTTCTTTGCAGTTGGGTACTAGCACGACGGTAACAGCGGTGCTCGATGAAGACAACATGGCCTCGAACAGCGCCGTGTCTCTCGCTACACAGCAGTCAATCAAAGCATACGTAGATGCTCAAGTAGCCACATCCGATACTCTTGCGGAAGTACTAGCTAATGGGAACACCACTGGGGGTACAGACGTATCAGTGTCTACTGATGACAAGGTACAGTTCCGCGACGCAGCTATATACATTAACTCTAGCGCAGACGGTCAACTTGATATTGTTGCGGATACAGAAATACAGATAGCTGCTACTACAGTTGATGTAAACGGCATCCTAGATGTTTCTGGAAATATAGTAGCGGGCGGTACAGTTGATGGGCGTGATATAGCCACTGATGGAACTAAGCTGGACGGTATAGAAGCTAGTGCAGATGTAACAGATACTACTAACGTCACCGCCGCAGGCGCGTTAATGGATTCTGAGGTTACTAACCTAGCACAAGTTAAAGCCTTTGACTCCGCTGACTATGCTACTGCTGCACAAGGCACTACAGCAGACGCTGCTCTCCCCACTACGGGCGGTGCAATGACAGGCGCTATAACAACTAACAGTACGTTTGATGGACGAGATGTTGCTACTGATGGAACTAAGCTGGACGGCATTGAAGCTAGTGCAGACGTTACGGATACAACAAATGTAACTGCTGCTGGGGCTTTGATGGATTCTGAAGTGGATGCAGATATAAAAACGCTATCGGTACCCGCAAACACAACAATTAGTGATTATGGCAAGACACTGGTAGATGATGCAGATGCCGCCGCAGCCAGAACGACACTGGGCTTGGGGACAGCCGCAACCACAGCAGCTACGGACTACGCTACAGCAGCTCAAGGTACTACGGCAGATGCTGCCCTTCCAAAAGCAGGTGGCGCTATGACAGGCGCTATTACAACTAACAGTACATTTGATGGGCGTGACGTAGCTACTGACGGTACTAAACTTGATGGCATTGAAGCTAGTGCAGATGTAACAGACACAACTAACGTAGTGGCTTCCCTAACCGCAGGTTCTAATATTACGATTGCTGCTGATGGCACAATTGCAAGCACTGCTTCGGGCGGTGAAGAAACCTTACAAGAAACTTTAGGTTTTGGGAATACCACAACTACTGATACTAAAATACAGTTTAGAGATAGTGGACTTTATATTAACTCTAGCGCAGATGGACAGCTTGATATTGTCGCGGACACAGAAGTACAGATAGCCGCTACTACAGTCGATGTAAATGGCATTTTAGATGTCTCAGGTAACATCGTAGCAGGTGGTACGGTTGATGGTGTTGATATTGCAGCAAGAGATGGCGTACTAACTACCACTACAACTACTGCAAATGCGGCGCTTCCTAAAGCCGGTGGTGCTATGACCGGAGCTATAACAACTAATAGTACCTTTGACGGACGCGATGTTGCTACTGACGGAACTAAGCTGGACGGTATAGAGGCCAGTGCTGACGTAACTGACGCTACTAACGTCACAGCCGCTGGTGCGCTAATGGACAGCGAGTTGACTAGCGAAGCCTCTGTTAAGGCATTAGACCAAGGCGTAGCCACTACTGACAGCCCTGCCTTTGCTGGCCTTACTGTAGACACAACTACCCTAGCAGTTGACTCCACGAACAATCGTGTGGGCATAGGTACTGCATCGCCTACTGATAAGTTAGAGGTAAATGGCAACATAAAAATAAACACTGGCACTGCTGACGGAGGGCAATTAATTCTGTCTAGTGCAGGGTACTCAGACTGGAATAACGACAACATTTCTGGTTCGTGGCGTTTATATAATGGCGCTACAGAACGCATGCGCATAGACTCCTCTGGCAGCGTGGGCATAGGGACTAATGCGCCTAGTTATGCATTAAGCGTAAAAGGTTTGGGGTCTTCATCGGTTCCTGCGTCTTTTGAATCGTCTGATTCATCGTCATGGTTGATGCTAAAAGATTCAGGTACAACTATGGGAAATGTGAGAGTAGGGTCTAGTGCTAATGCTTTAGTTCAATACGCAGGAGGCGCAGAACGTATGCGCATTTTGGCTGACGGAAAAGTAGGTATAGGGACTGCATCGCCTCTGTATACTTTAGATGTAGCTGGAACCTTTCAGGTTACTTTACCCAACTCTACCTCTAGAGCTACGATATCTACTCCTACTAGCCTTTCTGGCTTTAACTCTTTTGAGATTAGTAACTCACACACAACCGGAACTCTGGCAATGGGAACAGCGCTAGGTTCAGCTAGAATACAAGCATTTGGAAATATGGGTGCAGGTATCCCTCTTAAGATTGACTTAGGCAACGTCACGGCTTTGGACTTTGCGACAACTGGCATAACCACGTTAGGTATGTCAGGCAACTCTCAGTTAGTATTAGACAAAAGGGGGACGCAAAATACCTTTAAGTATATAAGTGCAACAGGATTTAACTCAGGTCTTCAGTCAGCCCATTACTATGGCACTTCTATGCTTTCTAGCTCTATAAGTGCCAACACAATTTATGGCGTAGCGTTGCCCGGCTCTGGCTCAACTGGTCGCTTTTATCCTGCTCAATCAGGTACTAATGGGCTTTTCCGCGACAACTCTATAGACTGTGGCCACCCCAGTTCGCGATGGGACGATGTATACGCTACTAACGGTACAATTCAAACGTCTGATGAAAGAGAAAAGCAGGACATTGAGGAGCTTACTGACGTTGAGCAAAGAGTAGCTGTTAGGGCGAAAGGTTTATTGCGTAAGTTTAGATGGAAAGATTCCGTAGAGAGCAAGGGCGATGACGCTCGTATTCACTTTGGAATTATAGCACAGGACTTAGAAGCCGCCTTTGTAGATGAAGGTCTTGATTCCAGTGATTACGCTATGTTTATTAAAACGGAGTGGTGGATAGGCGCTAAAACGTGGCCTGCCGTCCCAGAAGAATTAGACGAGGAAGGCAATGTTATTTCCGAAGGTAAAGATAGTCATGTAGAAGAAGAACACTATTATGAGGACGAGGCAGACGCTCCTTCAGATGCAACGCATCACTATCGCATGGGTGTCCGTTACAGTGAGCTACTCGCCTTTATTATAGCGGCTTTGTAAGATGATCGACCCGATCACAGCAATGTCAGTAGCCGTTAATGCGTTTGGTACTATCAAGCGTATGGTGTCTGCTGGCAAAGAAGTGGAAGATACCCTGTCACAGATAGGGAGATTCTATGGTGCTGTGAGTGACCTGTCAGAGCATAGGCGACGGGCTGATAACCCTCCCCTGTTTAAAAAGATCATTGCCGCCAAGTCTGTAAATGAAGAGGCGATGGAGACATACGCTCGGACTAAGCGTACTCAGCAAATGGAACGAGAACTTAGGGAACTGTTGATGTATCAGTATGGCAAGGATGGCTATCAGGAACTCGTTGATCTCCGCAGGTCTATTGCTGCCCAGAGGGAGAAAACCATCTACCTGCAAGATAGGAAGCGCAAGGCTTTATTCTGGAACAGTATCCAGATCACAGGGATAGCTGTACTTGGCTATGCTGTTTACTTTGTATTTGCACTAATATTAGGAGCCATGAATGGCAACGGTTAGGGAAGCACTTTTAAAGCTGGAGGCTCACGAACGTGAATGCGCAGTAAGAATGAAGGCTATCGAGGAAAAGTTTGAGCGTATAGAAAAACGACTCGACGACGGCTCTGCTAAGTTTGATCGTTTTGATCTGGTCGCTAGAGGTATGTATGTGCTTATTATTGGCCTGTATTGTATGGAGAAAATATACTAATGCTTAAATTACTACTTGGCCCCATTGCAGATTTGGCCGGAGGTTTCCTAAAAAATAAAGCTGAACAGTCAAAAGCAAAGCACGAAGCCAAAATGAGCGTTATTCAGAATGATTCTGACTGGGAAGCTAAAATGGCTGATGCTTCTGCATCGAGCTGGAAAGACGAATTTTGGACAATTGTGTTAGCGATACCCATCTTTATGGTTGGCTGGGCGATTATCACTGGGGATATGACCGTGGTGGATAGAGTAAAAGAAGCATTTGCCGCCCTTAACGACTTACCAGAATGGTATCAGTATCTACTGTTTGTGGCTATTTCCGCTAGCTTTGGCATCAAAGGTGCGAGCAAACTAATGGGTATGCGTAAATGAGGTACTTTAATCGAGCTGACTTCGACTGTCAGGAGACCGGCAACAACGAGATGAGTGACGACTTCTTGGTAAAACTTGACGAGCTACGTCATGTGTGTGGTTTTCCCTTTATTATCACCAGCGGTTACAGAGACCCCAGCCACAGCATAGAGGCGCGAAAATCAAATCCGGGCACCCATGCACGCGGGATTGCCTGCGACATCAAAGTGTCCAATGGTAGTCAGTCGTATGCTATCATTAAGAACGCGCAATCAATGGGATTTAATGGTATAGGTGTAGCGAAAACCTTTATCCACGTAGACACTAGAGATACTACCCCCGTAGTCTGGTGCTACTAGAACGTACATAGGTGTTATATGCCGCTAAAGAAGTTACAGCTAAAGGCCGGAGTAAACCGCGAGAATACTAGGTACACCAGTGAAGGTGGATGGTATGAGTGCGATAAAGTACGGTTTCGTCAAGGCACGCCGGAAAAGATAGGTGGGTGGCAGCGTATATCTACGTCTGTATTCGATGGAGTATGCCGTTCTTTATGGAACTGGGTAACTCTGAGCGGCCAAAACCTCGTGGGGGTAGGCACGAACCTAAAGTTCTATATTGAACAGGGCGGTCTGTACTACAATATAACTCCCATACGCGCTACTAATACGCTGACTAACCCGTTTACCACCGTATCTGGTTCGGCTACTGTGACTGTTACAGATGCAGCGGGGGGCTACACGCTTGGAGACTTTGTTACGTTTAGTAACGCTTCCGCAGTTGGCGGGTTGACCCTCAATGGCGAGTTCCAAATCCAAACAGTGTCTTCTGGTTCATACACCATAACAGCTTCTAGTACAGCTTCTAGCGCGGCTACGGGTGGGGGTACTGTAACTGCTGTTTACCAGATAAATATCGGCCCTGCGCAAGCCACCCCTCTAGTAGGTTGGGGAGCAAGTACGTGGGGGTCTGGAGCGTGGAGCACGGGTGCATCTTCTACAGAGTCCATACGGATATGGAGTCAGGCTAACTTTGGAGAAGATTTGTTGTTCTCGCACGGTGATGGCCCCATATATTTTTGGGACGCTAGTGGTGGAGTAAGTGGTGTGGGTGTAGAGTTATCTACCCTATCGGGCGCGTCTAATGTACCCACTACGCAAAAGTTTATTTTAGTGTCTGATATAAACAGGTTTGTATTTTGTTTTGGAGCTAACACCTTGGGTAGTGCTACCCAGAACCCTATGCTTATTCGGTGGTCAGATCAAGAAGATGCTACTAACTGGACTCCCGGCGCAACAAACCAAGCAGGCGATCTCGTACTGTCTAATGGCTCAAGAATCGTGGCCGCCAAACAAGCACGTCAGGAAGTACTAGTGTGGACTGACTCAGCTTTGTATTCACTACAGTACGTGGGCGCTCCAGTGGTATGGACTGCGCAGTTGGTAGGAGAGAACATATCTACCGCTTCTCAAAACGCTGTGGCATACGCCAATGGCGTAGCATACTGGATGGGTAGAGACAAATTCTACATGTATGATGGCCGTACTAAACCCCTAAAGTGCGACCTACGTAAGTTTGTGTTTAACGACTTTAACGAAGAACAGTACGACTCCGTGTTTGCAGGAACTAATGAATCGTACCATGAAATATGGTGGTTCTACTGTTCAAGTGATTCTCTGGTTGCTGACAGGTATGTAGTGTATAACTACCTAGAACAGGTATGGTACTACGGCACCATGACGCGCAGTGCGTGGCTTGACTCTGGACTGCGTACCAACCCTCTAGCAGCTACGTACACCTACAACTTAGTAAATCAAGAGCAGGGCGTAGACGACAATGAGACAGGTGTTACAGCAGCTATTCCTGCCTATATTACCTCCGCGCAGTTTGACTTAGACGATGGGCATAAGTTCGCGTTTATATGGCGTCTAATACCTGACATACGGTTTGATGACTCCGAAGCAGGGTCTCCCAGTGCTACTATGACATTGCTCCCGTTAACAGATTCTGGTGCAGGGTATAACAACCCCACGTCCGTAGGAGGGTCTAACAGCGGCTCAATAACGCGCACCGCAGTGCTACCTGTAGAGCAGTTTACAGATCAACTTTATACTAGAGTGCGTGGACGGCAGCTATCAATCAAGGTAGAATCTAGCGATATTGGAGTTACTTGGCAATTAGGTTCTCCCCGTATAGATATGCGACCTGATGGCAGACGATAATGGCTGTAGACAATACTAGGTATGACGTACCGTTTCGTGCTCCGGCGCTACCGTATCCTCCGCAGGTATACGACCAAGAGTCGTTTGAAGAGTTTAACAAAGTACTGCGTATTTACTTTAACCAGCTAGATAACGCACTGAGAAACGCTATGGCAGTTCAAGAACCCTACGAGCTACAAGTATCAAAAGGTCAGGTAGCTGGGGCTAGTACCGTATACAAGTTTGGGTTTAATCCTGACATAAATGGCACTGAAGAGACTGTGTGGGGTACTGGCGGTAACTACCCTTACCTTACATCTGCTTCCACTGTGTACATAAGTAGTTCTAGCACTGCCGATTCTAACGGGGGTACGGGAGCTAATACTGTAACTGTAGAAGGTGTGGACGGCAGCTACAACGCCAAGAGCGTAACTGTTAATATGAACGGCCAGACTCAGGTGCAGGTAGGTGATGCTAGCTCGTGGTTACGTGTTAACAGGATATTTGTAGCTACCTCTGGTAGTGGAGGCACGGCTGCGGGAGACGTATACGTAGCTAATAGCGGAGTAAGTTCTGGAGTACCCACAGGAGTTACGTATGCACACGTCATACAGGGAGATAACCAGTCTCAGATTGCTGCTTACACAGTTCCTGCCGGACACTCTCTGTACCTAGACGACGTTACGTTTACCTCTGCAATATCCCTAGCGAACAAACACGTTACTGCAAGTTTCGTTACACGAGACTTCGGTTCTAATACGTTCCGCACACGCATAATACAGACCATGCAGAGTTCCTTGCTAATGCTACCACTCACGTACCCGTTAAAGATAGAAGAAAAGACGGATATAGAGTGCCGAGCGTTTTCCGATACTACCAACGTAGAAGTGGGGGCGTCTTTTCAAGGCATCCTCATAAAGAACTAGGTGGTTGGTGTGGGGTTGAAATTCTATATACTTACCTCTGAAAGCATACAAGCCCTAAAGAGGCATTTTGCTCCAGATTTTAGCGCGATACCCGTAGAGCAAGCGGTAGTGATTATAAACACTTTGGATGCTAACTATGAGCGCAAAGCTGTGGAGTACTGTAGGGAGCAAGGAATAGAACACCACGTCACGGTTAGTAACGGTACCCCTGCTAGGGGTAAGAATTCGGTTATGGAGGTGTTTTTATCTTCAGATAACGACTACTGTGTTTTAGTAGACGGGGATGATTTTTTAACCAAGCATGGCGTCTGGATGTACAATCACTTAGCCACTACAGACACACCCCCAGATGCAGTATGCCTAGTAAGCCAATTCTCATATCGTCGATACGGAGAAGGAGGAGTTATAGCCTGTAACCCGTTTACGTTGGACTACGATAAAGAACTTTCGATTGACCTATATAAAGAATTTAAAAACACTAGAGCAATAGGACACAAAAAAGCCGCTCACTTTGCTCGACTACATAAAAGCTATTATAAGAACCAACGAAAATATAGTGAGGGTAACGAAGTACACTGCCGTGTTACATGGTTTAGTCGTAAGGCTGCTACGTTTAAGTTTGACGAAAGTATACGCATAGGAGAAGATACCCTACACATGCTACGTTTAAAGCACGAAGCAATTAAAAATGGCCTACGTTTTTACTCCACCGACGAGCGACCCGCTACCTATGTCTACGACGAATGCACTTACGGTATTGTTGCTAGAGATTCTAAGTTAGGAACTGACTATGGCTGGATGGATACTTATTTAGTTGCCCTAGGGCGTATGAAGAAAAAAGGCCAGCTACATGCAAATACCTTACTTCCAGAGTTACGGATACACTATCCCTCAGACTTAGCTTACGACGATATAGCAATAGACACGTCATTTGTCCATAAGTTACCGGAGTGTGATTTTGGATTTCCTAAAAATGCTACTGAAGAATCAGTGCGCAATGCGTATTCTTTCCTACTTAAAAACGCGTTACTACGAAAACGCGAAGCTGCGTAGAGGATTATATAATGTCATACGCAAACTACTACCCCTCTAATTACCGCCCAGTATCTAGGCCGACTACATACACCACGTACTATCCTACAGATAGCGCAGGGTTTAGTAATTTTGGTACTCCAGCTCCAACTCCTGCGTTTGCTGCGTCGGGGGCTAATATAGTAGGTGGCCCTAGCACTGGAGGGCAGTTTAGCGGGGGCAGCGGGACTGGGTTTAATACCGAAGCGCCCGAACAAATTAATGTACCAATATCGGAAGAAAAAAGAGCTGAGATAGATAGGCAGTGGTTCGTACGGCCCTATACAGGGGGAACGTCTTACGCGGAATGGAAAAAATATAGGGATTACCAACGCGGCGGGCGTAGAGTAGCTCTGGCTAAGTTTAACATGGGGGGTAACACCGGAGAGGTTATTGGCCAGCTTATAGGTAGGAAGCCTCTACGTCCCGCAGATCAACTTGCATTTGCTAGGGAAATAAGTGCGTACGCGTACGGCCTACAAAACGAAGTTCTTACCGATAGGTTGCTAGATGTTGGGTACACTAAAGAAGAACTAAATAGGATGAATTTCGGCAGTGGGGTTGATGTCGAATCTTTTAGAACTAGAAACTACGGGTTTGACTACAATAAATGGAAGTCTAGCCTAACCTCTGCTAAGGCTGACAACGCGACGCAATTTTCTGGCCTATACAGTAGAAAGTTTCAAGCATCGCTAGAGGCTAAAGATAAAGCGTTTAACGCTCTAAAAGACAATGACCCCTCTACGTTCGCTGCGGTATATGCTGCTGCGGACTTAGACACAAAAAACAGATATCTGTACAGCGAGTACAAAGACGGTAACTTGTCAGGGAGCGACTATAAGGAATCTGTAGTAAATAATTTGGCCCTAGACGGTAAAAAAGTAGCTGTATTTGATGGTCAGTATTACTACTTAGAACCCCCAGAGGGTAGCGCAGATACGGGGTTCCGTGCAGACGGAGGAGAGAACGGGTCTAATAAGTTCTACAAAATAAACTTTTTCCCTTCTGACTTTGCAGCTAACAGCACCTCTAGGATGAAAGATGCTGGCATGGGTACTCACCTACTAAGAAGTGATACCCCGATGGGCCTTGTGGTGGGAGTAGACGACTTAGGACAGCTACTAGTCACAGACACTGCTCCTAATATTACGTCTGCCAATGCGTTCTTAGAATATGGAATAGGCACAAGAGGGGGACAAGTATCAGACCCCACCAGAGTATCCGCACTGGATGAATTTACGGGTATACTCCGTACTGGCGCGGCAATACTTACCGGCGGTGCTTCAGAGGCGGCGTACGTAGCGTACAAAGGTTTAAAAGGCGACACCTTAAAAACTGAAGACTGGCTTAAAGTAGCAAGTTACGCATTCCAAGAGTTTGGCCAAGAGTGGTTATCGAAACAATCCGCTAACGGCCAAGAAGCTATGGCAAATGCAGATGTAGTTGCCGAGCAAGCTGTAACCGATGCGGCTAATGCAGACGAGTACTTAACCTCATTCCAAGCCGAGGCCGTGTACGATGCAGCATACGAAACGGCGCTAGCTAATAGCGGAGTGGCTACCACTTTCTTAGGGGTTGATTTAGCTACTATAGCAGAGATTTCCGACGCAATTCCCGCCGGAATAAGCCCAGAAGACCTTACTAATAGTGATGTATATAGAACTATATTATCAGCGGTAGATACTATACTTGGAGGGGACAGGGCGACACAATTTGAAGAAGCGGAAATAATAGCTGCTTTAGAAGAGGAAGTTAGGCAGGACACCTTAGCCCGTGAAGCAGCACAAGCAGAAGCAGAAAGAGTAGCTGCTGAAGAAGCAGCGGCACAAGCAGAAACAGAAAGAGTAGCTGCTGAAGAAGCAGCACAAGCAGAAGCAGCAGCACAAGCAGAAGCAGAAAGAATAGCTGCTGAAGAAGCGGCGGTACAAGCAGAAGCAGAAAGAGTAGCTGCTGAAGAAGAAGCAGCACAAGCAGAAGCAGAAGCAGAAGCGGAAAGAATAGCTATTGAAGCAGAAGCGGAAGCAGAAAGAATAGCTGCTGAAGAAGCAGCGGCAGCAGAAGCAGAAGCAGAAAGAATAGCTGCTGAAGAAGCAGCACAAGCAGAAGCAGAAGCAGAAGCGGAAAGAATAGCTGCTGAAGAAGAAGTAGACACTTCAGTTATAGACCCAGAGACGGGCGAAGAAGTTATAGCTACACAGCCGGATCAAGTGGAAACTGAGCAAGAACTGCCTGATGCTCCTGAAGACGAACAAGAGCCTATAGAAGTTGATCCCTTTGAGCCTGATATAGATCAGCCTGAACTTGAAGAGCCTGTAGAGGTAGAAGAGCCTGTAGAGGTAGAAGAGCCTACTGAAGCCGAAGCAGAAGCAGAAGCAGCCGCCGAAGCAGAAGCAGCCGCCGAAGCAGAAGCAGCAGCAGCCGCCGAAGCAGAAGCAGCAGCCCAAGCAGAAGCAGAAGCCCAAGCAGAAGCAGAAGCAGAAGCAGCCGCCGAAGCAGAAGCTGATATTAGCGACGTTGAAGGGACTGCACCAGAAGAAGACCCAGACATTGACCTAGACGTACCCGGACGTTACGAAGATAATCCTGAATTTGATCCTGATTCTATGGATAACACCGTGTTGCAACAGGTATACGATGCTATTCTAGAAGAGACAGATGCCGACGTACTAGGAGGGCTGCTCGAAGAGTACGAAAGAATGGGTGGAAATCACTTGGATGAAGTGTTAGCCGGTGTCCCTACGGAAGAGGTGTATGCAGACTATCCCCCAGAAACTATATTCGTAGAAGGAGACTTTGATGCGTACGAGAGCGAAGATGAGTTTAACGACCAGTTCCCTGACGGGTGGCTTGGTGGCTCTTTTGATGATGTAGATGCCGATAACGATGGTACGGTAAGTAGCCAAGAAATTTATGACTGGGAGCACAGAACTCCCGATACAGATGATCCCCTAGAACCTGATTTCGGGCTGGTAGATGTACTTGACGGCACAGAGGAAGATGACACTCTAGAACCTGTAGAAGTTGAAGAACCTGTAGAAGTTGAAGAACCTGTAGAAGTTGAAGAACCTGTAGAGGTAGAAGAGCCTGTAGAAGTTGAAGAACCTGTAGAAGTTGAAGAGCCTGTAGAGGTAGAAGAGCCTGTAGAAGTTGAAGAACCTGTAGAAGTTGAAGAACCTGTAGAAGTTGAAGAACCTGTAGAAGTTGAAGAACCTGTAGAAGTTGAAGAGCCTGTAGAGGTAGAAGAACCTGTAGAAGTTGAAGAGCCTGTAGAGGTAGAAGAGCCTGTAGAAGTTGAAGAACCTGTAGAAGTTGAAGAACCTGTAGAAGTTGAAGAACCTGTAGAGGTAGAAGAACCTGTAGAAGTTGAAGAACCTGTAGAGGTAGAAGAGCCTGTAGAGGTAGAAGAGCCTGTAGAAGTTGAGGGGGATGATGCGGGTGATGGCGATGGTACTGGTGATGGTACTGGTGATGGTGATGGTACTGGTGATGGCGATGGTG